CGATGCCTCGGCAGAATCGGCTCAGGTCTTTTCCGGCCTGATCCGGCATATCGAATATCAGTCGAACGCGCAAAACGTCTACACGACTGCGGTCCGTACCCAGGTTCAGGGCGGCGTTGGCTATTGGCGTGTTGTCACCGACTATGCCGACGAAGACAGTTTCGATCAGGAGATTTTCATTCGCCGGATCAAGGATCCGATGAGTGTGTATCTGGATCCGGATTGCACCGAGGCTGACCGATCGGACGCGCGCTTCGGGTTCATTTTCGACACGCTGCCCAAGGACGAGGCCGAAAAGCAGTGGCCTGACCTCAAGGACCGCTTCCCGAAGGATGCGCTGTCCGGTCATGATGGATGGGTGGACGAAAACCACGTCCGCATCGCCGAGTATTTCCGCCGCGAAGAGCGCCCGGACGAACTGGTTGCGGTCACGCTCGACCCGAAGGGACCGCGTCTGGTCAAAAGGCTGAGCGAAATCGCCAAAGACCCGCGGTTCAAGGACGTCAAGCCCAAGGACATCCGCAAAGCGCTGGAGGACGCCGGGGCTCAGTTTCGCCCGGTCAAAGACCACTTCATCATGTGGTACAAGATAGCCGGTGACATGGTCGTGGATAGCCGCGAATGGCCGGGCAAGTATGTGCCCATTGTCATGGTGATCGGCGAAGAAACCGTCATCAATGGCGAAATGGACCGCAAGGGCCATACGCGTCAGATGATCGACGCGCAAATGAACCTTAATTATTGGGATTCGGAGGGTGCGGCGCAGGTAGCGCTACAGACCAAGGCCCCGTGGATAGCATCCGCGCGAGCCATTGAAGGCTACGAGCAGACTTGGGACAACGCCAACCGGAAGAATTTCCCGTACCTGCCTTACAACGATGTGGATGATGACGGGAATCCAATTCAGGCGCCCGTGCGCATCAATCCGCCAGTCTATGCCGATGCTTACATCAAAGGCATGGAAATGGCCCGCAACAATCTGCATGAGACGTCTGGACAATACCAAGCATCCTACGGCGCGCCCGGTAACGAGACGTCCGGTGTGGCGATCCAGGCGAGACAACGACAAGCCGACAACGCAACCTATCATTTCGTTGACCACCTCGCGAATGCGATCCGCTACACCGGCCGCATCATCATCGACCTGATCCCGAAGATTTACGACACCCAGCGTGTGATCAAGATCATGGCTGACGACGGGACCATGACTGAGGTCATGCTGGACCCAAGCGCGGGCCAAGCCTTGGTCAAGCAAGAGGCTCAGCAGGAACAGGAAGCGCAGGCGATCTTCAACCCGAATGTCGGCAAGTATTCGGTTGAGGCTGACGTCGGACCGGCCTTCGCCACCCAGCGCGAGGCGGCCTTCAACGCCATGTCGCAGATCGCTCAGAAGAGCCCGCAGGTGATGCAGATTGCCGGCGACCTGATCATGAAGGCGGCCGACTTCCCGATGGCTGAGGAGTTGGCGGAACGCTTCCGCCGGACGATCCCGGCAAACATCCTTGGCGACGCGCCGCCGCCTGAGGTCACGCAGCTTCAGCAGCAGCTACAGGGTGCGCAGCAGATGATTGGCGCGCTGTCCCAGCAGCTTCAGCAGGCTAAGTCGAAGCAGGACAACGCCGACGACAAGACCATGATCGACGCTTACCGCGCTGAGACTGACCGGCTGGACGTGCTCAAGGATGCGATCTTCGCGGACGAGCGCATGGCCATGTTGCTGGCCCAGGCGACGGCCTCAGAGGCGATTGGGCTCAACCCGAATGCAGCCGTGACCTCTGCGCCGTCGCCGCTCACGCAGCCGCCTGGCAGCGCCCCTATGGCGCCACAGCAAACAGACCAGCCCCAACCCGCTCCGGCGGGTTTTTCTATGCCTGAAGGCCAACAATGATTAAATTCCTCAAGCGCGTTTTTGGCGGAGGGACGCCGCGCGTTCGCGTCTATTCTGACGATGAGCGCCCTGAGTTTGTGGACGTGATTGGGCGCCGCTTTGCCGCCATGTCGGTAAACGAATTTGATCGGTTTCTGACCCGCGCCGGAATGTCCTGCGAACGCGTGCACGCTGACCCAAAACAGTCCGACCAGTGGGGAAGCGTTGTTGCCCAAGACGCGCTCACAGGGAATCTGGGCCGATTAATCGCGGCTCTATCCCGCAAGGGTCAGCCGATTCGTTACGCCATCGAATTCGATCCGGTCTGCTTCTGGTACAATGTCGGCGTCTGGTACGCCCCGGCAGGTGTGCAATGACGCGCCTGCTTAAGCCTGGCAACGACCGCGCGGTTCACCATCTTATCGCTGCGACGGCTAAGGAACTGGCCGCCGAGGCTTACGAGATCATCGCCAGCCATAGCGACGGCTTTTACCGCGCTAATCGCAGCCAGGGCGGCTTTGTCAACCGCCGCTGGCGTGAGTTTGTGGCGGTGGCGCGCTCGACCCTGATCGACATGCTTGGCGACGCCGGAACGTCCGACGCGCTCAAGGAAAAGATTTTCGAAGCCATCTTGCAGGACGGCGCGATGAACCCGCCGCCCGAACACGCTGAGGCCGTAGCGGCTGAGCAATCGCGCTTTGGCACGCTCAACGCCGAGACCATGCACTGACCCTCTTTGCGCCTTCCGCGCACTGTTCGCACCCGGCGTTTCCGGGGTAAATCCTCTTGGTAATCCATGACGACTGAAAACGACGATATCATCCTGATGTCCTCCGACGCGGGCGAAGACCCCGCGCCCGTACAAGATCCGGACCCGGCTCCAGCCGATCCGGTTGACCCGCCTGCCGATCCTGACCCCACCCCGGCGGCAGAGGCCGGCGACAAGAAAACGCCGTGGTATCAAACCCGGTTCAACGAACTGACGGACAAACGCCGTCAGATCGAGGCGCAGCTTACCGCCGAGCGTGAACAGCGTGAAGCCCTGGAAAAGCGCGCCAAGGCGCTGCAAGACCTGCTCCTGGCTCAAGGCCACGATCCCGCCGCCCTGACCGGCGACACCAACACTCAACCGCACACGCTCACCCAAGCCGATGTGGAGGCCCGCGCGGCTCAGATCGCGGAAGAACGCGTCCGCCAGCAGCAAGCCCAGGCCGAGGCGCAAGTCTTCAATCAGCGCTGCAACGATGTCTTTGCCGAGGGGACCAAGACGTTCGGGCCAGGCTTTCAGGAAGCAATCGGCAACCTGAATATGGCCGGAGTCATTTCGGCGGACAACACAGCCATCGTTCAGGCTGCGCTTGATACTGACAATGCAGCCGCGATCCTGCACCACCTCGGCCAAGACCCTGCCGAGGCCGTGCGCCTGGCATCCATGCCGCCCGTTCGCCTTGGCATGGAGCTCGCCAAGATTTCGGCCCAACTGAATAAGCCGGCCGATCCCGCGCCTATCTCCAAGGCGCCCAAGCCCATTGCGCCCGTGGCCGGTGACCGCGCCCGCGACAATGTGGATATTTACTCTGACGATGTGGACGACGCGTCATGGTTCGCGGAGATGGAGAAACGTGATCGGGCTCGCTCCTGATCCAAAAGCCGCTCTGACCCGGCAATCGGTCTGCACTGCGCGTAACCCGAAGTAGCGCACGGGAAGCAAGGGTAACGGTCCCTAAAGCCGTGACGTGCCTGCGAAACCCTCGGTTCTGGCGCCGAGAAACGACGAACCCGGAAAGTCCGCGTTCTGACCTTTTCATTCCAGAAACATGAGGTTTTACAATGAGCAACACCCTGCTCACCGTGAACATGATCACGCGCCGCGCGGTCATGCTTTTCAAGAACTCGAACGCCTTCATCCAAAACCTGGACCGTCAATACGACGACCAGTACGCCGTCGAAGGCGCCAAGATCGGCGATACGCTCCGCATCCGCCTGCCGAACGACTATGTCGTCGCGGATGGTCCCGCCCTGTCGGTGCAGGATACCAGCGAACAGAACACGACCCTGACTGTCGCCTATCAGCGCCACATCGACATCGGCTTCACGTCCAAGGAACGCACCCTGTCCCTGGACGACTTCGAAGAGCGCATCCTGGCCCCGATGATGAACAACCTCGTCGGCAATGTCGCCGCCCAGGTCATGTCCAACGTCGAGGGCGGCTACAACGGCCTGCCGGGCGTCTGTAACATGGTCGTCAACCAGGACGGGTCCGGCAACACGATCGCTCCGACCTCCTCGACCATTTTGCTGGCCGGGGCCGCGCTGAGCAACAATTCGGCGCAAACCTACGACCGCAAGCTGGTCGTGTCGCCGAATACGATGGCCAAGACCATCGATACCCTCAAGGGCCTGTTCAATCCGGTTGGCGATATCTCCAAGCAGTATCGCACGGCGCAGATGTACAGCGCCCTGAACTTCAAGTGGTTCGAAGACCAGACCGTGCTCTCGCACACGACGGGCACGTTCTCGGCCGGGACTGTCAACGGCGCGGGCCAGACCGGCAACACTCTGGTCGTCAACGCCATCACCGGCACGCTGAAGAAGGGCGATATCATCACCATCGCCAACACGGGCGCCGTCAACTACGTCAACAAGCAATCGACCGGTGCTTTGCGTCAGTTTGTGCTCTTGGCGGACGCGGCCAATGGTGCGACCTCGCTGTCCATCTACCCGGCGATCATCCCCGGCTCGGGCTCCTACGACCCGACGACCGGGAATGGAGGCGTTCAATACCAGACCGTCACCGTCTCGCCGGCCAACTCCGCGGCCATTTCCCTCGTCAACAAGGCGTCGGAAACCTACCGCAAGAACATCGCCTACGCGCCGCAGGCCATCACGATGGTTACCGCCGACCTCTACACCCCGAAGAAGGGTGTCGTGGAGTCGGCGCGTGCCGTCTACGACAAGACGGCCATGCGCATGCTGACGTCCTATGTGCCGGGCACCGACCAGACGGTCACCCGCCTGGACGTCCTGTTCGGTTCGACCATGACGCGGCCCCAGTGGGCCGTGATCGTGCCCGACACCGTGACCTGATAACGCCTAGGGGCGCCGGGATTGTCTCGGCGCCCATTTTCATGAGGATACCATGTCTCACCTCTATTCAAACATGAAGTTCGATCCGTATGAATTTCGGGAATATCCCAAATTTGTCGAGACGGGCAAGGACGACAAGGGTAAGCCTGTCGGCATCACTGTCTATGCCGAGGACGAGGAACTGCAAGTCCTGTCCAAGGGCGAAGACTTCGTGCGCGAGGAAGACGAAAAGAAGCGCCTGATCGACACGGCGACCGTGTTCGGCGTGCAGATCGACAAGCGCTGGTCCGCCGCCAAGATTTCGGCTGCGATTTCGGAAGCCGGCTTCGACCCGGCGCATAATCCCTACAAGTAAGGCCTGATCCGTGACGCCCAACGACCTTATCCTGCAAGCCCTGAAGGCGGCGGGCGTCATCGGCGTGGGCCAGGTCGCGTCCGCCGAGGATATGAACGACTGCCTGTTCCAGCTTAACCTGATGCTGGGACAATGGAGTCGTAAGCGCTGGCTTGTTTATCATCTGGTGGACGCGAGCGTGAACTCGACGGGCGCGCAGTCGTACTCGGTGGGGACGGGGGGTGATTTCAACATCGCCCGGCCCGACAAGATCGAGTTCGCGTTCTTTCGCCAGATCGTGCAGTCCCAGCCCAGCCCGATCGATTACCCGCTGACGATCTACTATTCGCGGCAGGACTATGACCGTATCGCGCTGAAGACGCTCAACTCCTGGCCTCAGGTGGCGTTCTATGATGCGGCGTATCCGCTGGGCAGTCTCTACGTCTGGCCGGTCCCGTCCAGCGCGTACTCGATCCACATCACGGTCAAGGAAACGCTGGCGCAGTTTACCGGCCTCAACCAGACGATCAACCTGCCGCCTGAGTATCATGGCGCGCTGTTCTGGAATCTGAGCCGCAACATCCGGCCGCTGTATCAGTTGCCACCCGACCCGACCGTGATCCAGAACGCCAAGGCCGCATTGGGCACATTGCGCCAGGCCAATATTCAGGTCCCGCGCGCGCTCCTGCCGTCCGAGATCACGCGCAACGGTCCGGCCTACAATATCTTTAGCGATACCTGAGGTCATGACCAAGATACCGCTGACAGACGGCGTTTACACGTCGAAAAGCCTGATTGCGAACGCCCAGCGTTGCGTCAACCTGTTCCCGGAAATCGACCCGAACGATTCCCCATTCCCGACCACGCACTATCTGACGCCCGGCCTGACAAAGCTGGCCACGGTCCCGGTAGATGGTCCGTCCCGTCTGGACTGGGTAGCGTCGAACGGCCAATATTTCCGTGTTGTCGGCTCGACCGTCTACGCTGTGTCTCCGACATGGGTGCACACGGCCATTGGCAGCGTCTCAAGCGCATCCACGCCATGCAGCATGGCCGACAACGGGCTCGTCGCGATCCTGGTTGACGGCACCACGTCCGGCTACGTCATCGACCTGAGCGACAACAATTTCAGCCTGATCTACAACCCGTTGTTCTACGGCGCGGATCGGGTGCGTTATCTGGACACGTATTTCATTTTCGAGCGGCCGGGCACCAATCAGTGGTATCTGAGCCTGTCCGAGCCGGGATATGCCGATCTGTCCACACCAACCGTGATCAATGGCACAATCACGGGCGGCTCGGGTGGCGTGAACGGAACCTACACGAACGTGCCCTTTACCGGCGGGTCGGGTTCCGGAGCCATAGCATCGAGCGTGATTGTTTCCGGGGGATCGGTGACGGCCATCACCCTGCCGGTTCCGTTTCCGGGCCAGGACTACGCGGCAACGGACGTGCTCACCATCAACCCAGCCCTGATCGGCGGGGTAACCGGTTTTGAGTATAGCCTTACAACAGCCGGTGCCTTCAATTCGCTGGATATCGCCGCGGCAGTCACTATCAGCGGCGATATCGTCGCCATCGAGCTTGCGCACAAGAATGTGTGGCTGCTCAAGAGCTATGGCGGCGAAGTCTGGTTCAATGCGGGAAACACCGACTTTGCGTTCTCGCAGGTGCCCGGCGCTCAGATCGAACACGGCTGTGCGGCCAAGTACAGCGTGTGCAGCTACGACGGGTCCGTGTTCTGGCTCGGCCGGGACAGGGCGGGTACGGCCATCGTTTTCCAGGGCACGACCAGCTATCAGGCTGAGCGGATCTCGACGCACTGCATTGAGAATATCCTGAACGGCCTGCCGGATATCACGGACGCGGTCGGTGGAATTTATCAGGCGGACGGGCATACGTTCTACATGCTCTCGTTCCCGGCTGCGGACCAGACGTGGTGCTATGACCTTGCGACTAAGCTATGGCATGAGCGTGTCTGGACCGATGACGACGGGCAAGAACACCGCCACCGGATGCAATCCTTTGCCTGTGTCGGCAATCAGATCGTCGGCGGCGATTGGGAAACGGGCGACCTGTATCTGCTTGATCTGAATGCCTTCACGGACAACGGACAACCGATCGTGCGGCGCCGGGGCTTTCCGCACATCGTGGAAGACGGGGCGCGGATACAGTACCGCCAGCTCATCCTTTCGATGGATGTAGGCATTACGCCGGGCATCACGACCGATCAGGAGCCGCAAATCTCGCTGCGCTGGTCGGACACGGCCGGAAACAGCTACGGACAGCCGATTTCGACCGGGATGGGTGCGAGCGGTCAGTATCTACGCAACATCCAGTTCCAGCGGCTCGGCATGGGCAGGGATCGGGTGTTTGAGGTGTTTTGGTCGGCGCCGGTGAGCACGGCCTTGAACGGGGCCTTTTGCGACTTCACGCGGCTGAGGACTTAGTGTGCGGCGGGACGGGATTCGAACCCGTGGCGGACCAGGAGCAACCAACGATTATGGTCTGCAAGCCGCGCTCTATCCTCTGAGCTACGCCGCCGCACCCGCACATAATGCCCCGTATTTCCTTGCGATTCAAGGGAAAATGAGGCATAGTGCAGGGATGGAAAAAACCGAATTTAAGGCTGTGTCAAAGCTAGAATTTGACGCGTTCCTTTCGTCATATCCGCGCAAGCTTGAGCGAGACGTTTACGGCGCCTGTGAGCCGCCGCTGGTTACTTGGAACGACTTTGATCGTGCGCCATATTGGCCAGACAGTGTCGTCGCCAAAGTGGCGGCTGGTAAATATCTGGTTATATATGATATCGATGCCCCAGTTCCTGACGACGGCAAGCGAGATACAGATCAGCCGGTAACGGATCGTCATGGACGCGTTGTGCAAGAGGGTGACGATATTATCGCGGTTTGGGGAGCAAGTTCAGTTCGTGGTAGCCCGTGGGATACGGACCGTGACTACTATTCGGAACTTCCGAATGAATACGGCACGTATACAAAATATAGACGCCAAAAAGTGGTCATTCGCGACAAGGGCACAAAATACGAGCGATGGTCTTTTGACGACTGCGCGAACGATCTTCGCGGTTTCGATTTTGAGATTATTTCATGACTGCTCACCACTGGCGCACCATAGACAGTTGGTCGCAATCGATCTGTGAGCTTTGTGGGCGCCGAGAAGATTACTTCGGCAAGGTGATCAATGGAGCTATCGGGAATGGCGCTTGTTTTCCGGACATGCGGCCTGTTGCCTCGGGCGAGTTTGACGTCTTCATCAAGGCCTACCCGCGAGAACTGAGCGTCGAAACACACGCTGTGCCAGACCCAAAGGTTGTGGCCTATTACGACTGGTCACTGAGCAAAAAGCGCGACTTCGACGTGTGTCGCGTGGCGCTGAGACGCTACGATGAGTACTTGATCACAACGAGAAATCAGCCTACAAAAAACTAATCCGGCGCTCCCGACCGCAGCGCCTACAGAGATACGCAACCCCGTCAGAAATGGCGGGGTTTTTTGTTGAAAATCCCGATGCACCGCACACTCGACCCTGCTTTCCTCAACGAGGTAGCGAACACACCGGCTGTGCGCGTTCACTTGGGCGGCGACGGGCCGCTTGATCTGGCCCCGCTGATCGAGGACCGAAACAACATCACCCTCGTGTGCGAACACGGCGGCTTTATCTTCCGCAACGCTGACGGCTTCGGTTTCGTCCGTGAACTGCACAGCATGTTCCTGCCGGAAGGCTGGGGGCGGCCGGTTGTGGAGGCCGCGCGCGAGGCTACACAGCACGTCTTTAACCACGGATGCCAAGTCATCTTCACGCATGAACAGGCATCGCACTGGCGGTCCCGTCCCCCCCGGTCGCATGGCTGGAAGCTCGCCAGCGAAGACTATCGACCAACCCTGGTCGGCCATTGCCGGATCTGGGTTTTGACGCCGGAACTCTGGCGCAACTCTGCCATTTTCAAGGATTAACCTGATGCCTGTAGCTTTGCCGCTGGCCATCGTCGGAAGCGCGGCGATCGGTGCTGCTGCGTCGTCGTCTGCCGCGTCCAAGGCGGCGAAGGCGGAAACGAACGCGGCCAATCAGGCGACCCAGGTTCAGCAGGACCACTATAATCAGGTCCGCCAAGACCTGATGCCGTACAACACGGCCGGCCAAAACGCGCTGACGGGCGCGAACACGTACCTGAACGGCTATGGGGCGTCGAACGCGGGCACGTCCGCCAATGCGCTCAACAATCTTGTCACGGGCGCGGGCGGCTCGCAACAGGCGGCACTGGCTCAAACGCCCGGCTATCAATTCACGCTCAGCCAAGGCCTTAAGGCAGCGCAAAACAGCGCGGCCGCGCGCGGCCTTGGCGTGTCCGGCGCGGCACTCAAGGGCGCGACCAACTATTCGACCGGCTTGGCCAACTCGACCTATGGCGATCAGGTCAACAGGCTGGTCCAAAACGCCCAACTGCAAAATCAGGCGTTCAACGACCAGTACAATCGATACATGTCCCAAGCCCAGCTTGGCGAGGCTGCGGCGGCTCAGACCGGCACGTTGGGCGTGCAGACCGGCGCCAGCATCGGCAATAATCTGACCTCGGCAGGGAATGCGAAGGCCGCCGGCCAAATCGCGAGCGGGAACGCCATCGGCAATTTTGCCAACAGTGTCCCGAACGCGCTTCTCTACAACAATCTGTTCGGCGGTTCGAGCGGTGGCGGCGGCATGTACTCGACCGCGATGCCTTCGCCGCTCCAATACACCCCGATGATGGGATACTGACGCATGGGCCTGGATCCAAACATCATCCTTCAGGCTGGCCAGGGTGTCCAGCCGGTCAATCCGCTGCAAGTGGCAGGGCAGGCGGCGGCGCTGCAAAACGCACTGATCCAAAACCGGTCCAACCAGCAGACGCTCGATGCGCGCCAGGCTATCGGCCCGATCTATCAACAAGCGATCGATCCGGCGACGGGAAGGCTGGACACGAACAAGCTCTTGTCGGGCGCATCCCAGGACCCGCGCACGGCGTGGATGGCCGGCGATCTGGTCAAGGCCGCGCAGGACCGGCAGAACACGCAAGTCGATATCGACACGAAGCAGTATAATCTGCTGAAGCAGCATATCGGCGGCCTGCAACAGGGCCTTATCGGCCTCTACGCAAACCCGAACGTGTCACAAGCCGATGTTCTGCGCTACGCTGGCCAGAAGGTCGCCGAGGGCTTGGTCTCGCCCCAGGAAATGGGCCAAGTGCTTGGAACCATGCCGGGCGATCAGGCGCAATTGCGTCCGTGGCTCCTGAACCAGTACGGTCAATTGCTTGACGCTGACAAGCAGGTCGATCTCTACTTTGGCAAGCCGCAGCAGACCGATACTGGCGCCGCCATTTCGCAGGGCACAGAAAGCGCTGTGACAGGCTACCATCCGCAGGGCACGTTCACCAAGGGCCTGTCGCCGTCCGAGCAGGCCTCGACTGTTGCGACGGTCGGTCCCAACGGCCAGCCCGGCGTCATCAGCAAGGGTCAATTCGCGGCGCAAAATGGCGTCGGCCAGGGTGGTGACTACATCCCCGCCAACGGTCAGCCGATGAGCGCGCTCACACCAACCGCGCCAGCGCTGCCACGCGCGATCGCTCAAGGGGGAAGTGCGGCTGGGAACGGCGCGGCGCCCGGCTTCATGCCTACCGACCTCGCCCCTGGACAAAAGGAAGCCCTGGTCGATAGTGCCAACCAGGGGCAGGCGGCGCTCAAGGCTTCGTCGGACTATCGCATGAACGTCAGGCCCCTTCTTTCCGAGGCCAACAACCTTATTGCCCAGGGCGTGCTCACCGGACCCAACGCCAAGGCCGTCAATCTGGCCGGCCGGTTTGCGTCTCAGTTCGGCATCGACGTTCCCAATACGGACAAGGCGGACGTCCTGCAAAAGGTGCTTGAACAGGTCAGTCAGCGCCAGATCGCGGCCATCGGCGGAAACCCGACCGATGCCAAGCTGCTCAGCGCCCAAATCTCGACGCCGAACGACAAGATGTCCACGTCCGGCCTTAAGGCCGCGCTGGCGACCGTCGAGGGGCAGGGGCAGGCGCAAGACCTGTTGGGGCAGGCCTACAATCACTACCTCAACACGACGCAGCATCCAATTCCGTTTAATCAGTTCAAGGTCGCGTTCTCGAAGGACATCAATCCGTATGTACTCGTCCTGCGCTCGCTGCCTAAGGCGGACATGCAGCGGGCCATGGGTGCAATGACGCCACAACAGCGCGCGGAGATTGCCAAGGACTCGACAAAGCTTGATCAGTTCGTCCAGGCCGTGGGGTGGCAACCTTGACCGATGACATCCTGTCCCTGATGACCGGCGGTAAGCAGTCATTCGCGCCCGCGCAGACGTCGCAGGCTACCGCCGCGCCCGACTATAGCGGCCTCGTGTCATCGGCTGAGCAACGCTATGGTCTGCCACAAGGCCTATTGTCTCGCCTGATTTTCAAAGGTGAGCGCAGCGGTGCCACGGCAGTGTCACCCAAGGGTGCAGTCGGCCTCGGTCAGCTCATGCCCGGCACGGCCCGCGACATGGGTGTCACCGATCCGACCGACCCGGCGCAAAATATCGACGGCAGCGCTCGCTATCTCGCGCAGATGCTTCAGCGCTACAATGGTGACCAAAAGCTTGCCGTTGCGGCCTATAATGCTGGTCCTGCCACGGTCGATCAATATGGCGGCGTTCCTCCGTACAAGGAGACGCAAGGCGAGGTCGCGCGTGTGATCGGTGCTCAACCGGACGCGGGCCAGTCGACGGGCGGCGCGGACATCCTGTCCCTGGCCACCGGCGGCAAGCAGTCGTTTGCAACCGCACCGAACGCGCAACCGAAGCAGATGGATGCGAATGCGCCCCAAAGCTCGGCTGAGTTCGTCAACAATGCGAACTTGGCATATCGTGCAGCGAACATAGGGGGCGACGCTCCTGTCGGTGCGCAAGTTTTTGAGCCTAATCCCAATCAAGCCAAGACGCTCCGCCAGATGGATGCGGCCGGGATGATTGACCGTAGCGTCGGCGCGCTCGGCACGGCAAAGCAGCCATATGTCATGCAGTCGGCGGACAATGACACATCCGCGCTTGGCCCCGGCGTCTACTATGTGGACTGGAAGGGAAAGCTTCAGCAGGCCCCGGGCAAGCCTGTTGGTGCAGCCGAGGGGCTTGGTGCGGGTGCCGTTCAGGGCATTCGCGACGTTGGAACATCGGGCGTTCAGGGCAAGATCGCCCTGCAAAATGCCTTGGTTGGGAACGCTGGCATAAACCTTGGCCCGAATGCGCAGCTTCTTGGTATGTCCATGATGCTGCCCGACCTGGTCGAAAAGCGCCTGGGGCTGCAAAGCAGTCAGGATGCGGTCAACAACGCCTTGGTCGCGCGCGATGTCTACGACGCCCGCTACGGCCACAGCGGATATGCCAATGTCGGCAGGATCGGCGGCAATATCGCTGCGTCGGCTCCGATCATGGCGGCCGGCGGCGAGGTGCTGGACGCTGCCGCTGCCGGATCGCCCGTGGCCAATTTCATTGCCGGGCAGGCGGGCAGGGGCCTTGGCGGCGGCGTCCCCAACCTTCTGTTGCGCGGCGCATCCCTGGCGACGCGTGGCGCCATCGAGGGCGGTTCCGCCGCGGCCCTGACTTCGTCCGCTTCGGACAAGCCGATCATGCAACAGATTGGCGAGGGGGCTGGTATCGGCGCCGTTATGCATGTCGGCGCTCCAGCCGTGGGAAAGGTCGCGGAAAGCGTCGGCAACGTCACGTCCGGTCTATTGGCGCCCCTTACCGAAGCGGGCCGAAACAAGCTCGTCCTGGATCACCTCGCATCTCTGGCCAAGGGTGGTAATACGGATATCGTGCCAAATTCGGAAATTCCCGGCGTCACGCGCACGCTGGCGCAGTCCATTCCCGGCGGAAATCCCGGCATCGCCGCCAGCGAGCGCGCCATGCGCAGCGGCAATACCGAGTTCGGCAACACGCTAGATGCGATCAATGCCACTAACAACGAGGCGCGAAAGAACTATCTCAGCTCGTTCGTCGCGCCGGCCGATACCATCGAGGCGGCAAAAACGGCGGCCCAGGCCAATGCCGATCGGCGCCTCAACGACGTGTTTTCCAGCGGAGGCCAAACCAACGCGCCGGCCGTTGTCCAGGCGCTAGACGATACACTCGCCAGCCCTGCCGGCGCCTCTCCACAGGTCCGCACGGCCATACAGACAGCACGGCGCGCGCTCGTCACTCAGGAAAGCGGCCTGACTGCGCCACAGCAAAGCGCCTTCGAGCGCAGCGTCATGCAGTCCATGGGATCGGATGCTGCCGCGCCGTCGCAAGAGGCCATGCAGGCTAACAAGGATCGGCTCGGGGCTATCTTCGACCAAATCGGCGGCAAGACCAATATTCAGGCCGGAGATGAGTTCAAAAGCC